ACCGCCCAGGGATTCATCTGCACGGTGCCGTCTTTCATCATCACGGTGCGCGATGTTGCAGCGTCTCTTGCTTTTCCAAGATAGAACCGTTGCGCCTCTTCCCACTTCGCAGCCTGGTCGGCCGTGTATGGGCTCTGACGAAGCTTGGCAGCCATTTTGCCAGCCTCATCAGCTTTGGCGCTGAAGAAATACGGATTGCTGTGATTTTCTGAACCGGGCCAGAACTTCGCAGGATCTGGCGTACCGGCAGGCTTTGGCGCAGGCTCGACAGGAGCTGGAGGTGCAACAGGAGGCTCTGTCGGCGCATTGACCTTGCTAGCTACGCCTGTAGCATCGCTTACCGGATTCTGTTCTGGCGGCGTCGTGCCAGTAGGCTCAACCGGGACAGGAGGTCGTTGGACAGGCGGTTGCGTGCTCTTAACAGGCTCTTCAGGAGCAACCTGGATAGAGTTGTTAGGCGTAGGCTGTACAGGTGGAGATGGAGGCGCGACAGGTGGCGCATTTACACCGCCCGTACCGCCAACACCGCCAACACCGCCGACTCCACCTTTGGGGCCATAACCGCCTTCTGGCTCAGATGACGACGGATTCTGTTTGTAGGCGTCTTCAAGAGCTTTGCGCTGCGCTTCTTTCGCTTCGAATTCACGCTGCTTGATTTTCAGCTCTTCGTCCTGGCGCTGATTTTCACGATCTTTGTAACCGTAGCTACGCTCATCGTTGCTCATATCGCGATCAAAACGCTTTTGCTCTAATTCCATTTTCTGGCGCGCGCGCTCTTCTTCGAGACCTGCCGTACGCATGCCACCAAGCGTTCCCAGGCCAGAGGCGAGCGCAGATGCAGCGGCAGCGCCTGCGCCGTGATAATGCCTATTCACCGCATACTGCGCACCAGCGGCAGCTAAAGGCAGGATAACATCGAGCGCACCAAGACCGCCGCTTTCTTCTGCGCCTGGTCCAATTTGTTGCTCATGTCCGTCAGTAGACGCCATCATCGAGCGGTCAAGATATTCTGGACCACCACCCGTGTTACGCGCAGGATGACCGTTTACTTGCAGATTGCTGATGTCCTTAATGCCAGCGAGTTGAGCTTGCGCGTTTAGACGGCCATTCCATGAATTCGCATACTGCGCATACTTGCCAGGATTGCGATCAACCAGACTCTGATAGTGCTCCTGACGAAGCTTGTAGAGCTTGTATGGATCATCGCCAGCTTGTTGCGCCCATGCGCGCGCACGACCTGGTCCCTGATTAACAGAAGCGTCAAACGCAAGACCGCGCATATGCTCCGGCAAATTACCAATGCCAGCGCCGTCCCAATATTCTCTGCGATAAATATCTCGCGCCTGACCTTCAGAGATATTCTTGATGTCCATGCCGGGATGCGCAGCGGCGTTAATGCCGCGATTAGACGGACCGTGTCCGGCGTCATCTGGTGTGTAACCGCCTTCAACTTTCAACACCGTACCGACATGACGATTAAATCCATCGTCTGCCGGCGCATCGCTTCTCGATGTCGCTGCATCTGCAACCTGCACTGCTTGCTCAACAGGCGCTGGTTTTTTCTTTTCGACCTCTACGAGCTCTACTGGCACGTCAGGCGTAGGCGTATCGACAACCTCTGAAACATCGGACGTTGCTTCCGAATCAGGGCCGCCAGTACTGAGCTTTTTGCGACCTGATGAAACGCGACCGCCTCTCTTAAGAAGGAGAAGACCAGCAAGTGCGCCAAGACCTTCAAGGCCGCCACCGGCAGCGCCAGCGGCAGCTTCTGCACCCGCAGCGGCAGCATCAGCGCCAGCTTCAGCGGCCATATCACCCAGACCGGCCGCAGCATCTTCAGATGCGCCCATAAGGCCGTCGCCGGCTGCATCAGCAAGGCCTGCGCTTGCATCGCCTGCCACATCTCCGAGACTGCCTCCTGCGTCGCCAAGAGATGATCCGAGATCTCCCAGGCCTTCAGATGCGCTATTCTCCAGGCCACTAGCTGCTTCGCTTGCATTGTTGCCAAGATCTTTGCCAACCTCGCCAAGACCTTGCGAGGCGTCATTCTCTGCGCCATTAGCTGCATGCTCGCCAATGTTGCCAAGACCGTTTTCAGCTTGCGATGACGTGTTTTGAACACCGTCGGCTGCGTGCTCGACGCTGTCGGCGAGCTGAGTCTTATCGGCAGCATCTTGTACCGGCTTGGTGGCTTGTTCAGTGATCTTTGTTGGAGCAGCTTCAGCACCTTTCGTGCCTTTTTCCATGAGACCTTTCATCTGGTCCATGCCCTGCTTCATCATTTGTTCGGCTTGCTTGCCGCCTTCGCCGCCGCCTTTTTTGCCGCCACCACCCTGACCAGACATCTTCATCATATCCGGTGGTTGAGAAACCATCATTTGTGGGTGATGTTGATCGTTAAGCACTGAGGCAGGAACGATGTTGTTTTTCATTCCCTGTTCAAACGGCATGCTTCCGCCGTTTGGTGCAAATGGCACGCTGCCACTTTCGTTGTTAAATGGCATGACGCCGCCGATTGAGCGACCGATACGACCACCGCGTGCAGCAAAATCGAGCATGCCAAGATCTGCATCAGCCATTTGCGAGACGCCGCCGGCTCCATCTGTGCCGTAATCCGTGCTATCGGTCGCATCAGCGACAGAAGAGAGATCCGATGGACGTGCCGGCGGCAACGGAGCGCTGTCGGTGCTTGCCGGCGTTACTTTCGGGAACTCTTCGCCAGATGGTGCAGGCGTCGATGCGACCTGGGCTGCCGTTGTTGCGGCAGGAGTTGATGTGCTTGCAGCCGTATCAAATGCACCGCCTAATCCGCCTGATCCGCTGCCGCCAAACAGATTGCCTAATCCGCCGCCTTTGCCACCTAATCCGGCGAGGCCCTTCATCTTTTCCAGGGAGCCAGCAATATCTGGCGGTGGATGTTGAACTTTAGGCTGAGTCAGCTCTGCTTTTGGAACATTGATTGACGTTGGCGTTAATGCGCCATGTCCGCCGCCCTTTCCTTGCGGGACGAAACTATTGCCGCCAGGGCCTGCTTGGCCTGGATGCTTATTGGCATACATCTGCGACTGCGCAGCAAGAGCGCCTGCTAAACCGCCGCCGGCAAAATGCTCACGATGATTAGCGCCCAGGTGATGACCGATGCGTGCAGCGTCATCAGTTGCGCCGGCATAATCCATCGCAAGCAAGCCATCGACGTTATAGACGTGTTCTGGTTGTTTCTGAGCGACCTCGTCAGCCATCAGACCGAGCTGTGGCGCACCACCCATCATCGAATAGCGATAGATCGGTTGGTCATCGAACGTCTTACCGATGACCTCCGGCTTGTCAGCATCACCACCGCGTGAGAACCCGCCAACGCCGCCCTTCAAACGCGGATCGGAGAAACCAAGCGGCATTGACATCGACGTACCGCTTTGCGTCGTCGTTGAGCCATACAATGGACCAAGACCGCCATAGATATCCGCCAACCATTGCGTGGTCATGAAGGGGTATGCCTTCATTTGCAGCCATTGGTTGTACATTGCGTCTTTGCCGGCCTGCTCTGTTTGTTGTTGCAGCGTGCCTGCGCCGAGTTGCGACTCGAGTCCCTGGTTGATGCTATTGTTAAGGTTTATACCCATCTGCGCTTGTGAATTACCAAGGTTTGTTAATCCAGAAGCATTGTTCGCCAATTGCTGAGAAGCAGCCAATTGACGTTGCAGATCTTGCTGTTGCTGGGCTTGTTGCGCAGTGTAATTTTGATATTGCTGCGTACCGATTGCGGCTTCTTGCTGACCGGCAGCCAGTTGACGTTGTAGATCAGATTGCTGAAGAGATCCGGCTTGAGAGCCGATCTGACCAAGGCCTTGGCCTGCTTGAATAGCACGCTGAAGATCTGCTTGGTTCTGTCCACGCTGACCAACGGCCGTGCTTAACGCCTGGCTGTAGTTTTGATTTTCTAATCCGCCAAGCACATTCGCATTTGCGAGCTCTTGTTGCTGTGCAAGGTTAGCCGCCGCAATGCCGGCGCGATCGCCGCCAAATCCACCACTTTCGATCGCATTGCCCAACGCGCCAGACATCGCCTGATTGTTTTGCTGACTAAGCAATCCCATCGTGGAGTTGATGACGTCGTTTTGGTACGGCGACAGATATTGGTTGATGTCCTGCGCACTGACTTGGTTTGTGCCTTGGCCACCATAACCGATTAGCCCAGCACCGCTTTGAAGATAGGGGTTTGCAACATCATAGCCGCCAGGAGCTGACGCAGCATCAGCCGTCAGATTCATTGCATTGTTGTAATAGGGGCTCGCAATATTTGTTGCGCCATAATTTGCGACAACGCCATTTCCTGCCGCCGTCGCTTGATCGCTCGATGCGCCATATAGATTCGAGGCGCTACCAAGAGATCCCATGCCCTGGTTCGTGTAGGGCTGCGCAGTATAGATATTGTTATCGAGCCCCTGGATAGCAGAATTCTGCGTATCGTTGATCTGCGCAACAAAGCCATCAGGCGTATTGCTATAGTTCTCCCACGGGGTAGAAGCCGCCTTCTGCGCCAGAGGGTTAATCGAGCGATACATATCCAAAACTTCAGCGGGTGGCGTCACTGTGGACGTACCGTTGAAGCTTGTCATTGATGCGCCTTGTTGGCCCCCACCGCCGCCACCTGCACCCATACCCATAGCGATAATCCCTTTATTCTGCCGCAGCTAAAGCGGGAGCTTCTTCGGTTGCAGGGGCAAAACCATCTTTGTGATGCTGTCGCCCGTACAAGAAAAACGCGCCTGCTTGCGGTCCAAAGAAATGCTCGTACATGCGAGCTTTTCCGCGAAAGCCAATTGCCGTTGATATGCCGACAGCAAGAGGCATTTGCATTTCATCAGATACTTTCTTGGCAAACTCGATCAGCTTTCCAGCGCGAGACTTGATACCAAGCGATCTGCCGCCACGACGATATTCAGGACGCACATAGACAATGCGCTCTTCCAGAAATTCTTCGTCGCTGTACCAGAGGTTTGTGATCTTCAGGACGATACCACCCTCGATGCGCTGCCCCGGCTTTCCGATGACGCCAATAATGCCAGACTGCCGATGCAGCGCAGGCCAGATATCGAGCAAAAGCTTTTCAGGATTTGCTTTCGCAATTCCGATCTCATCATTTGCAGCTATGCCCATCTCCATGAGTTGATGGACATCTTCAGGTGTTGCTACACGCACTTTGAATTCGTCAGACATGGTTGCCCCACTAATCCCGTTTAGGTCCAGGCAGTTTCTTTAGAGTCTGGATCGTCTTCTCCCGATACTTCACGACAAAGCCATCGAGCGTATTGTGACCCGCCTCTAAATCACCGCCGCCTATTCTATTAGCGATTGTTTGAGGTGCGAGGATGTACTCGCCCCCAGCGACAACAACTTCTGTTACGTCGTCCCCTATTTTCTTCTGCTTTCCGAAAAACTTGTTAAGCAGCTCAAACCCAGCAATCGTATTCCCCTCTCCAAGACCTGAAACAACATCAGCGGTTAGGACATAAGATCCAGCCGGCACATTGATCGGCAGATGATCTGTCCTTCCGCACACGTTGCTTGGTATGGGACCAACCCAGACCTTGTTAGAGTTAACAATCATCATCAGTCTTTCGAATAGGTCACTGTTACGGCCTGATCTTTGCCAGGAGCAACGACAAGACCGTTCGTGAAGCGAAACGAAGCTTGGTAGATCCCTTGCGTATTAAGGATCGCCTTTAGTCGCGCGCTTGGATTGAGATTTTCGACTGTGGCAGCGTCATAAATGAATCCGGCATCTGTCCCTGCATCGACCACAGAAACAGACACAAGGTTTCCAGAACCAGTACAAACAACCGTTGGCACTGAAATGCATGAAGACGAAACGTCGCCATAGCCTTTGCGCTGGTAATCATTCCACGATTGATTCAAGAGACTTGTCGCAACGACAAGATTCTTCTGCGATGTGAGAAAATCAGCTTGTGACGCCATCAGAACTTCCCATCTTGAATTGCGCGGTACCGCAATGCGCCGATACGCCAGAACGCTTGCGTGTTTTGTGGGCCATCGACCTCGTTGATCTCAATTGCAACAAGACGGCCTCTAAATCTTGGCGTGAGATATTCTGTTGTTTTATCGAACGGCATCGGACCAAATATCTTTGGTGTATCGCCAGGGTAATCAGTGACCCAGAACGTGATATTCAGGTTTGCAGCCGTTGAACCTTCGTCAAATCCCCATTTGAAATCGGGCCAAACCTGATCGAGGAAGATCTTGAACTCGCCTTCGCCTACCTGGGCATAACCCGTCTTGAAAAATGACGGCATATTTTGGCCGTCTGCATCGAGCGCGGTCTCATGCTGGTAAATGAACTTATCTGCGCCTGCGCCAATTGGCGGACCGAATACTGACTGATTGATCCACGCGGTACGATCGAGAACGCCGTAATCCCAGCATTGCAGAACAGTGTTATATTTGACGTAGCGACTATTTTCACCGCTCGACAATGTCGTCGGGTAGTACCACATCACCTCGTTGAAATTGGAATTCGCAGCAAAGCGGATCTTATCGACGTTATCCAGATCCATGTCTTGGAAAATCACGTCCCATATCGGGCATGGCAAAGGCGTCGGGCCTTCACTGCCAAGAACGAAGAATTGAGATTGTGACATCCAGTAAACAGCGCCGCCAAGAGATCCGGCCGCTCTACGCGAGATCAAACCGCAGCCCGTACCAATTTCTGTGAAACTATAGACGTACGGCAGACCAATGTACTGCATCGACCACAATGCAATATCGGTCCAGATCAGAGCTTGTTGCGGACCTTGGATGCCGCCGACAATCTTTGAGCCTTTTGATATGCGATAGCTACCAGCCTGATTTGTTACTGTGGCTGACCAGGTCGTATAATCATTAACGTCGCACCAACGTACAAGCAGCGGATCTTTAATACCGGTAAAGGAGCTCCCCCAGGCAACGATCTGACGTTGAGGCATCGCGACGAAGCAACCGTCATTAACGAGCGGACCTTGTGAAATAACAGCCGCTGTCGCCTGGTTAGCGATAGGAGACCACTGAAAGATAGGTCCACCTTCTGGACAGGCGATGAGAATCTCGCCCCAGTTATCCAATGACCAGCTTGTCGCTGTAACGGGGATCTCTATCTTTGGCGTCGGCGGAACAATTGCGCCAATACCATAACCGCCAACACCGTACCCACCGAGACCGTAGCCGGCCTGAACAGGGACAACATAAGCAGAGTTGAAATACTGATATATCGGGCGACCGAGATTAAGAACGGTGTCCTTAACGAATAGCACGCCAATAGACGTGATCGAGCCTGTGACGGTCGTGTCTATCTCTACGCTGTAGTATCCAGCGCCTGTGACCTTCCATTCGCCGTTATAAGCATTCGGTACGAACGAAGACAGGTAGATCGTATCGCCGACATTGGCGTTATAGGGAGAGCTATACGCAATCTCCAGCTTCTTACCGTCACCGCCCTGGGACTTGTAGAAATAGCCAGTATCAGTCTCGAAATTCCAATTGTTGGTGGATGCTACGGTGAAGAAAAACTCGCCAACTGATGTGACTGTATATTCTCCATCCAAGCTTGGCTCTGAATCCTGCACGCGGATCTTGTCGCCAACATCGACGCCATAGGGTGCAGATAGATGAAAATATGCGTTCTGACCGTCACTGGATAAGCTTAATGGGCGGCATGCCAGGGTTGACGTCGTTGCAACATTAGACGCGGTGATCGTAAACGTGTTGACGGGATCATTAACGTCAAGCAGCGAGACAATATAGTTGCCGTAAAGGCTAACGGTGCCGGCATATACAGGTACGATAATTGGAAATGTATCCCCTTCCGCATAGCCGTGATTAGGCAATGTCACGGTCACATAGGGAGAGCCAATCGCGAAGTCGAAGATAGGCAAAACGCCGCCACCGCCAACGGTCGCCGTTGCAGGCTTTGGATTTCCTAGCACGTCCACAGAAACGATGCTGTAATGCGTCGCATCGACATACGTGACATCGTATGCGCCAAACAGAACAATGCCGCCAACGCTGATATGCGTCTTGATGTAGACAGAGTCGCCCGTCTTTACCTGAATTTCCTTGTCTTCAATGATACAGATAGGAGATCCGCCGGTCGTCGATATATGCACATAAGGCTCGGTGAACTGATAGCCTGGCGTAATATCGGCCAATGAACCGTTCGTTATTACCGACAATGACGTGCCGATAAAGACTGAGCCCAGCGTCGTGCATGCGCCTGTATAGGTCGTATCAACGGCTAAATAGCCCTGCGTCGATACAAGCACACGATGAACACCATTTAGCGCTTCTGGCTGAAAGCCATTCAACGTGACATATGCACCGGTCTGAAAGTAGTTCTCAGGAGCCGTGTAAGTGATGATAATTTCTGCGCCATTGGCGTATGCCGTGTCAGCATTGACGAAATTTGTCTGACCACCGCAAGCAAGATGCTGCCCATCGTTTGTATCTTGCCAGGCCCAAAGCGTACGCGTGATCGTGCTTAAGCTGCCCGTGAAGAACTTTTTCCACCCACCAAGCTTTTGAACAAGACCCAATCCCTGATTGTCAGGCACAAAACGGATCAGGTTTGACTCGGATAGCTGCGTCTCGTTGAGCGCAGGCGTCCTGTTTCTGTTTACGCCAGGAACAAATTTGAGCGTAGCGTGGGACATTTATTATCCCCGCGACGGTGTTGATACTGGATATATCGACTTATCGGACCAGGCAGCGGCCTCGAACTTTTTGCGCGCCTCTTCCATCATCGCCGCTTTCATCGCTGTCTGGTACAGCGTCTCATAATTGACCGGCATTTGCGGATCATTGGCGGCATTCGATGAAAAGTTACGCTGATAGCCGCTGACGTAGATCATTGCGGCATTGATCATAAGATCAGGCAGGAATTGACTGATAAACGTGGTCGGATTCGTTGTCGAAAGGCTGTCCGGCCGGATCGTGCCAACGATCTCAAGCTTGTACGGTGCGTCTGGATACGGACCAACGATGAAGGACAGATTGCCCTTCGCCTCGCCTACAGGTGCAAAATACTTTGGCAATCCGACGTATCTGGAATCACCGCATGTGGCGTCGATAAATTCTCGCGTCGCTGCCAGTAACGGTACGCGTATGCCGTTATCAGGCCCTGTCGCTGACGATGGCGCGATGACGTTGATCTGTTCTGGAACGACAAAGGTACCGGCAGGAATCGTGATCTGCCGATTATTAGCCGTCAGGGCAAAAGACGTGTTCGCGACAGACGTGAAAAGTAGGTCCAGCTCGCGATATATGCGATTCTCGGCATAGGTTATCGCTTGCGGCAAAATCGCAAGGAAATTGGCGTCTCCAGATGAAACGACAGCCAATGTCGATATCTGATTGACGAATCCCTGATAGTTTAATCCCGCTGTCATTCAGCGACGTGGTTAGATACGCAGTTACACGTTGAACAGATAGATAAAACTTGTACCGTAAGTCACCGCGTTTGTAACCATCTAGGCTACTTTCCGTCCCTTTTATTGGGCGTAGGGGCCGGCTTGGTGATTCCTTGCGGGAATTCCAATTGCGGAAAAGCTTCCTTGTCTAAAGGCTTGTCACGGCACTTCAGCGCCATCTCGATCATGCGATCGTAGAGCTCCGCGCGCTGCAAGTCTCTCGCGGCAATGTATGCGTAGATTCTCGCGTCGTTATACATCATATAATAACCCAAGCCGCCCAAAATGATTAGAAGCAAGAGGACCATAGCGATTAATGTTGGGTTCACCTTGTAGGCATCGAACACCCTGTTAGCGACAGTCGTTACCGTCCCGCTGTCCCGATAAATGGTTTCTTGGGTGTATCTAGGCTCACGTCTTGGTGGAGGCGGTTTATCCAAGCCTCTCATCCCTGTCATAGTCAGCGTCAGCAAAAGCTAGCCCAGATTGCGCGCCATACTCGTCATGCAGTTCATCCATGGGGTCTAGCTCTGCGACTTGCTGTTCATCGTCAGGGAACACAATTGCGATAATCTCCTCCCGAACAGCATCATCCTGTAAAGCAAGCTTCAACATAGCTATGAACTCGGCGCTTGCTACGTCCGGCATTGGCGGAGCAATAGGCTCCTGCCGTTCAGCCGCAATCAGCGCAGCGCGGAACTTCTCCGCATAGCCAGCAATTAATTGAGCGCGGTCTGTGCCGTTAATGATACGGCGCGCATTAACATAATCCCTGCGGCCTTTACCGATATAATCTGACAGCCGCTTACCAGTAAACGCGCCAGTGACCATGCCCTCAAACGTGGCGCGCAAAGCAATCGGCCAAGACAGGCCATCATCAATCGAGTTAATGCCCCATCGCTTCCAGTTTGCCGCCCACGTTATCTGAATGAGGCCGACACCGATATGTGGAAAATATTTTTTGCTTCGTAAATATCTTTCGCCGCCACCTTCTTTGACAGGCCGCATAACCTTGCCTGTCTCATGGTAGATGGTCGCTAACACATACGCCATTTCATCAAGCGGCATACGCGGCCAATTCTCTTGCCAATAAGCAATTATCTTTTCCATCCCATCGACCTGACCCTTAGTCAGACCGTTAGGAAATAACGTCTTACGGACAGCGGAAAAGAAGACGGCGAGATCAATCATTCCGCAGCCTCAGATACGTCCATCTCGCCAAGATACCAGCGCATATTCTCTTTTAGGCGCTCGTCATCCGGCGATAGATCTATTGCGATCTGGCCTTGCTTTAAGGCCTCGTCTTTCATGCCGATGTACCATGCAGATAGAGCAGCATAGTCGTGCGGCTTAGACCCCCAGGACTCTGGATCGCTTGTGTAGACTTTATCGCGCTCTACGATCGACAGAGCTCTCGTTGCAGCGCTGTAGCACTCAGCCCAGCGACCGCTTGCATAATACAGTCCTGCAAGCGCAATCCACGGTTCACGCGTGCATGGAGCCTCTGCGCAAGCGCGCAGATACGACTCTTCTGCCTTCCAGGTCATACGCAGATGCTCGTAACATTTTCCCATCACGCGGTACGCAAAGCACCGCTCATTCGCCCAATCAGCTTTTGGCAAAGCAAGATAGCGATTGCAGGCGTCGATTGACTCTTGCCAGCGGTAATTAAATGACAGCTCACGCGCGTAGTAGAACGCGTTTCTAGGGCAATCTGGATCCTCTTTGACGGAGAGCTCCAGCAAATCCATGTAGTAACCGCGACTCTTCGTATTGTCCGGCAAATGCGCCACAAGAAGCTGATGCGTTTCTGCCCAGACCTCCGTGATCCGTGCATCTGGTACGGGATATTCGTGACAGGGGTGATGCCAGTAATAGCCATGACGCGCATGGATCTTCTCGTAAAGGAACTTAATCCCCTTACCCCAATCATACATATAGCGCAGGCGCGTTGTCCCATCGACCCAGACGCGCTCGATCTCTTCACGCCATCCAGGCTCTAGCACCTCGTCAAGATCAAGGGAGACGCAAATATCAATGTCGCCGGGCACAAGAGCCAAAGCAGCATTACGAGCGTGATCAAAGCGCCAAGGTGTAATACAGATGATCTGCACTGTCGCACCGCATTCTCTTGCGCGCGCAACCGTCCCATCCGTAGAACCCGTGTCCGCAATGAGGATAACATCTGCTCCCTTTGCTGATGTGACAAATCGCTCAACAAACTGCTCCTCGTTCTTTGATATGGCGTAAACGCAGATCTTCAGCTTCTTGTCAGTCATCACTGCATCCATGTTATCAGCGCATAACGTCGGCCTTTTGTTATCGGCAGAACTTCATGCGGGTATTGAAAGCTCGATGGGAAAACCAGGCAGTCGCCGACACCAAGGCGATAACTCAGCTTCCGATCAAAGAAAGCAAACTCTCCACCTTCAAACTCATCATTCAGCGTAAACGCGATCGTCAGAATCCGTGGCGTCCTAGCCGTGCTATCAACATGCTGCGTGAACTTTCCGCCCACATCATAACGTAGCAAGTCGTAACCTGTATCCCTTGAGCACTTTGCGTATTTGAACTTGTCGTAATAGGTCTGAAATACGCTTGATACGATCGTCATCACACGCTGATCAAGCTCTTTCCGTTTTGCGCTTTCCTGCAAAACCTCCGGCACAGATATTGGTATGCGATCGCATTTACGGACGTCGTCAGAGGCGTAAACATCGACCCCCTTTTCCGCGTTACCAACCTCGATCTTTGACGCTTCCCATAAGTTAGAGGGACCATATTCATTGATGAGCTCGATGCATAAAGACTCTGGCATGCAACGATCTAATTTGACGATATAGTCCTCTATCTTGGTCACGCTCATTCTTTCATTTTGACGGCTCACTTAGGTAAACCGTAAATCCATGACCGTCTTTCGACGCAGGATTAACTGATGGCGCTGGAGGGAGCTCTTCAGCATAAGCTTCGTCCGTACCATCAACCAAGATCTTCTGCGCTTTGGCCATGATACTTGTTACTGTTTGGGACCACTGTTTCAAGGCAAACTGACTGTCAGGCACAATATTATCCCAAACGCCCTGCGCGAAATAAAACGCATGCTCATTCAGCGCGTACGATGCTTTGAGCATTGTGCGTGTCGTAATCTCGCTCGGCGTTGGCGGCTCTGGTGGCGGTGGTGGTGGAGATACAACCCACTCTAATTCGTTCCAATGCGCTGAATATCCTTCTGGGATAATCGGCCTTGTTGGAACGATGTTCTTTCTTATAGGACCAATCTCCCATGCAGTACCGTTCCACTCAGCGACGTGACCGGCAGGAGCATTTGGTGGATTAGGAATAGCAGTCATTTTATCACCCTAAATATTGAGCAAAGATCAGTGCGACGTATGGAGGCATGTAATCCTGTCCACCGCCTTCTGAGTTGATGATTGCAGTGTAAGAATGCGTATGACCCTGATTGATATCGCCTGTCGTACCAGAGACGCTAACGGACCCACTAAACGTATGAGCGTGATCACCGACGCCCTCAATGCCAATGCCGGCATTGACGTTTTCGGTTCTGGTTCTGATGGCTTCAGGGTTAATCAGCCAGCCACCGCCGCCGCCGTTCGCGTTTGGACCTGTACCCAACACGCCGTGATCGTGACCGCCGCCTGATACACCGTGACTGTGAGCGCCGTCTGCGCTTGTCGTTCCACTAAATGGAATGCCGCCTTCGCCGAACGTATGCGTATGGCCATTACTTTGATCGCCTGTTTGGCCAGCCGAGCCGCCACCGTGATTATGCGATGGCATGTTTTCGACAGTGATCGTTGTTGAACCGCCACGCTGATCGAGCGAATATTTGCCCCCTGCGCAAACGATGAAGCGATCACGCAGATCGACAGTGCCATTCGTGCCGTCGCAGACCTTCCATCCGCTCGGCAGATATTGCGGACCAGCAAACATCGCGATCATGCCAACGATCGCTGGGCCTGGAATTCCGGTTGTTCCCGTAGGGCCGGTAGGTCCGATATCCCCTTGAATTCCTTGGCTTCCGGTAGGCCCGGTCGGTCCGTCGTTTCCATCGGGTCCAGGCGGTCCAGGGACAATTGACTGAGGACCGGTGGGGCCCGTCGCGCCGCGAGGTCCGGTCACGCCGACAGCAACAAGACCATCATCGTACCACTTCGTACCGTCAAAGATCCAAAGATGATTTGTGTCGGCAGTGATGTAACCATCAGCCTTGTCTGGCGAGCCAGGAAGGTTTGCGTATGTTGGAACGACACCTTGGAAATTGATGCCTTTACCGGCAGGCCCTTCAGGACCAGTTGGGCCGGTAACATTTGACGGATCTCCTTTAGGGCCGGTTGGTCCGGTGACAGAGTCGCCTTTTGGACCCATCGGTCCAGGTACGGTCGAGGCAGCGCCTTGTGGACCAGTAGGCCCGGTGGCGCCAGGAATTCCCTGCGGTCCGGTGATGATGCCAACATCAGCCCACCCAGAAGGATTAAGGCTGCTTACGCTGACATATTCAAACGTGTGACCTGTATTCGACGGTACGCTTGTACCTGTGTAGAGCAAGCCATCGCCGATAAGGAATTGTATGTCCGTTAAAGGCTTGCCTGGGCCATCAAAGTTTGCAGGAATTAAACCGTTTTGCGGCAAGCTTGATGGCGACGCATTCTGGAATGTTCCGCGAAGGTTTACAGTTTCGCCGGCTGCGCCTGTCGGGCCTTGTGGGCCAGGAATTGTTGATGCTGGACCTTGGGCGCCGGTCGGCCCTGTCGTTCCAAATGTTACTGGTCCGCTGTCATTCCACAGAGATCCGTCCCACAGATACAGATGATAGTTTGCGCGAACAACATATGCCCAGCCAACCTTTTCACCTGTTAATGGCAGATCATTAACGGTTGCGACTTCACCTTGATAAAGAAAGCCAGAATTCGGACCCGTTGGACCTTGTGGGCCTGTAATGCCGACAGATGACTTGCCGAGGTTTGTCCAACCGACAGGAACAGCGCCAATGCGCTTAATACGTCCCGCAGGAAATGGACCAATACCTTTGAACGCCCAAAGATCGCCCGTGTTCAGCGTAACGTATGCATCACCGTCGTATGCTTCCGCAGGCAATTCGTTTTCAGTATCGATAACGCCTTTGTAATTCATCGCAGCGCCGCGATCGCCAGTTGGCCCTTGTGGGCCTGAGCTTCCGGTCGGCCCGGTTATTGAATCCCCTTTTGGACCTGTAGGGCCCGTTGGTCCGTAACCAAGCGACGCAACCTGTTTTAGCTTTACCTGAACAGACGTGCCGCCTTGAACTGCTTCAATCGACTCATCACCGTTGATCGCTGTCACTAGCGGTAGTTGTGTAATCTGGACGTCGCTCATTTTATCTCACCTTGCTTAGTATTTGATGCACGCAAGCAGCTCGATGTTTTTTGGTCGCGCTTCACAAACTTGCGCGCATAAAGATCATTGCCGTTTTGCTGCGTGACACGATCAGCGCCGTCATTAGTGACGCGTGTGTCGCCTGTGCGTGTTTTTATGCCTGTAATCGGATCAACGACTGTTTGACCCTCGGTGATGCGATAGTCGTTGTTCATCGCATCCCAATTCGGTACGCGAGGGTTTCTGATCGGCACTGGATCCGCAGGTACGACAATGGTGCGCAATTGATGCTGTGGCTTGTCTTCACACGTCGCACATACCAGGAGACGCTTATTGATCAGACCTGCGCCTGCATAATCATGCTGCCAGCGAAGATCGACATGGTTATGCTGGAACCCACAGCGATCGCAGATAGCAAGCGCCTGGGGGCTTCTCGAACTAATGCGCGCATGCTTACCCTGCCTGGACGCATAGCTCATCTGTAGTACCCCGCTAATTGCGGTGTAATGTACGTGTTGCCGTCTTCAATGTTTTGCTCAGAGGCAATGTTGTAGGCTTCATCAGCCGCCTGCTTTAATGCAACCGCCTTATCTGGAGCCCAGATCATCGCCAGGCGTGCAGCAACACCAAGCGCAAATGCTTCCAAGAAATACATCGGGATAAACGGACCGCCTGCGCCCTGTAATTGAGCTGCCGGCAATTGTTTCATGTAGTAATAATTCAGCGTCAGATTGTCGTATTGCGGCGTCGGCCAAATGTAGAGCTGACCATCCAGAGGCTCTGTAACGCGTGTATCGAGCGTTTGCGTGATACGCGTATCCTTAACCTGGGTCACGCGCGTGTCGCGGTTTGGCTCAAGCAATTGATTGAACCAGTAAACCGTCGGAAAGCCTTGCTGCTTCTTATTCGGATAGCTCGCATACTCTGTCCGGCTAATCGGCATGATAATGCGATCAATCGTTGCACCGCCGCCATCAGGCTGCGAGACATATGTATCGAGTAAGCCAACAATGTCGTCAGGCAATTGATACATGCCATCGCCCTTAACGAGCGCAATAGACTTCTTCTGTATCTGCCAGAGATTGATGCCTTGCGCTGACCAGCGCGACAGCAACATATTCGTTGCCATGCGCGCAGATTCAACATGCTCTTGAACGAGCGACGATGGACGCAACCCAGCAAGCTGAAAAGCATACAGCGTTAAATCAGCAACAGATGGGTTTATCGCATTCGTCGCCATGTTGTGATCAATACTCGATAATCACAACGCCGCCACGACCAACGTAGCCGCCGCCGCCGCCTGAGTTGTTTGCTTCGCCAGCACCACCCGCGCCAGTGCCATAACCAGAGGAAGGAAAAGTGCCGCCAGCCGAACCTAAGAAAGAACTACCGCCAGCGCCACCAACAGTTTTTGCGCCTTGTGGCGTATTAACACTCAGTCCCGGCAAACCATTGCCGCCGGAAATAGCGTCAAGATTGAACATTACTGTGCTGTCAAAGCCCTCGGTTTTTGGTTGACCGCCATCTCCCGGTTTTGTGAAGCCTTTCTTAGCGCCATCTTGGACATAGCCAGTTTCGCCGCCTTTGCCGCCCTCGCAGTAAAGATACGATGACGCCTTACTCGTAAGACGGAAATAACTCTGTGTGCCATCGCCAGCATTGTTGTAATTGGAACAACCCACGCCAACCTTAAACGCATCACCAGCCTTAAACTTGTAGCCGTAGAACATTGAACGGGCATAAGCACCGCCGCCGCCGCCAGCGCCGCCGGAACCTTCGTTAGCATTTTTTGACCAGCCGCCACC